TAAGAAAAACAATTATTGGTTTCGGAACCTTATTTAATAATATTCAACTACGCCATCAAGATGCTGCTGGTAAGGATATTAGTGCGATTAAAGTACCCCTAGCATATGGTCCTATGCAAAAATTCTTAGCAAGAATTGAGCAAGGTAAAACAAATGAGAGAGACATTGCAATTACTTTACCAAGAATGTCATTTGAAATGACTGGTATTGAGTATGATGCAACAAGAAAAACAGGAATTACTCAAACATTCAAAACCACTATGAAACCCAGTGGTTCTTTGAAAAAGGTATTCATGCCTGTTCCTTATAACCTTCAATTTTCATTATCAATTTTTACAAAATTAAATGATGATGCTTTACAAATTATTGAACAGATATTACCTTATTTCCAACCAAGTTTTAATGTTACGATAGACCTAGTAAGTTCTATTGGAGAGAAAAGAGATATTCCTATTACACTAAACAATATTAGTTTTTCTGATGAATATGAGGGAGACTTTACAACTCGTAGAGCACTCATTTATACATTGACTTTTACTGCAAAAACTCAACTCTTCGGTGCAATCGCAGATTCTCCAGATGGAATCATCAAGAAGGTTATGGTCGATATCTACCAAGATACAAATACAAGAACCGCAAGAAAGAGTGTCAGATATACAACTACACCAAAAGCGAAAAAAGATTACAACGACGACGGAGCGATTACTGCTGCCGATGATCCGTTAGTCGAAGCAGGTGATGATTTTGGATTCAATGAAACTACATCAATTTATTTGACTCCAACTAAATATAGTCCAAGTGAAGGAAAGGATGTTGACGGATGATGAAAGACAACAAATTTGACGAAATTAATGAAGCACTAGATACATCAATCGAATCTAGTATTACTGAGATTCAGAAAGATGCTGTGCCAATTCCTAAACAAGAAACAGATGATATAACTAAAGATTATGAATACACTAGAGGTAACTTGTATTCCTTAATTGAAAAGGGACAAGAAGCACTTAACGGAATCATGGAACTAGCAGCAGAAAGTGACAGTCCTAGAGCATATGAAGTTGCTGGTCAAATTTTAAAAAGTGTTGGTGATAATACAGATAAACTTTTAGATTTACAAAAGAAACTAAAACAACTTGAGGAAGATAGTGGAAAATCAACAGGTGGTAATGTAACTAATAATGCTGTTTTTGTAGGGTCAACTACAGAGTTGCAGAAGTTACTAAAAAAAGGAATACTAAATAATAAGTAAGTGTTCTATCGTTTACGATGAGATTAGATGAAAACAAAAGTGGTGATAGTTCTTTGCGTGACTGGTTTAGCAAGAGTCGCTCTTCTGATGGTACCCCTGGTTGGGTTCAACTGGGCGGTAAATACTCAGGAAAGCCCTGTGCTAGACAACCAGGACAAAAAACTAAACCAAAATGTGGATCATCTAAGATGAAGCGCAACCTCAATAAAAAAGAAGAGGATGCTGCTTTTCGTCGTAAGAACCGTCAAGACCCAAACCCAAATAGAAAAGGTAAGGCAAAAAACGTGGCAACAGAACAGATGAATTCATTTAAAACATTTCTTGAGGGCAAGAAAGATGCCTGTTATACGAAAGTAAAATCTCGTTATTCAGTTTGGCCAAGTGCTTATGCAAGCGGTGCACTTGTCAAATGCCGAAAAGTTGGTGCAAAGAATTGGGGAAATAAAACTAAGAAAGAAGAATTTGAAGGTACAACGACCTTTGCTAAATTCCAAGCGGAATGTTGGAAAACGCATAAAAAAGTAGGAATGAAAATGAAAGGGGGCAAATTGGTAAATGATTGTCGCCCTAAGAACGAAGAAGTTACATTCGACGAAGCGAAAAAATGTTGGAAAGGTTATGAGAAGAAAGGAACCCAAAAACTATTCGGAAAAACGTACAACCGCTGTGTAAAAAAAGAGGAGACAAACAATGTCGAAGAAGGAGCAGCATGGACAAAAAAGTCAGGACAAAACAAGTCAGGCGGACTTAACGAAAAAGGCAGAAGAAGTTACGAACGCGAAAATCCTGGATCTGACCTTAAAGCACCTAGCAAGAAAGTTGGAAACCCCCGCAGGGCATCATTCTGCGCTAGAATGAAAGGAATGAGAAAGAGACAGAAACCATCTAATAATACAGGTGATGATAGATTGTCTAAGTCACTCAGAGCATGGAATTGTTAAGATGAAAAGTTTTAAACAGTTTATGTTAGAGGGTAACCCCACTACCCGTATGATGACAAAGGCAAAGACACAGCAGACTGGTAACATTGCTGCTGATCGTGGAACTGATGAAAAGAAAAATAGAGAAAGTAGAAAGTCTCTTGAAAAAGATTTAAAAAAGAAAGGGATTGGGTACAAAAAAGGAGTTGGTGAATATAAGTATTCATCAGGTGAAGGAACAGGACGTGAGGTTTCATACCAAACAAGTCCTGGTAAAGGAATGTCTAAGAGACGTTTTGGTAAGGTAATGCGTCGTCTTGGTAGAAAACATGGTCAAGAGTCTGTAATTACAAAGGATAAAAACAAACCTGCAAGATTACATGACACTGAATCTAAGAAACCAAAACCCTCTGGAAGTCTAGGTAAGACAACACCTGGTAAGCATCCTAAAGGTTATGGTGAAACTTCTGGTACAAAAGTAAGAAGTGGAAAACTAGGTAAGACTAACAAACCTACATATCATTATAGTTAAAAAGAAAATGGCTGCTTTTATTATTATTGCTGTGCTCATCGCTGCGGTAGGAGCACTTCTAAGGTATTATGATCCACATTAAATTATGAGTGATAATGTATATCTTGGTAATCCGAATCTAAAAAGAGCAAATACTCAAATTCAATTTACAGAGGATCAAGTTATTGAGTTCCTCAAATGTAAAGATGATCCTGTATATTTTGCCAGAAATCATGTAAAGATCGTTTCTCTTGATGAAGGAGAAGTTCCTTTTAAATTATATCCTTTCCAAGAGAAGTTAGTAAGAAGATTTCATGAGAACAGATTTAATATCTGTAAGATGCCACGACAGACAGGTAAGTCTACAACCTGTGTATCGTATCTCTTACACTATGCTATTTTTAATGCTAATGTCAATATTGCTATTCTAGCAAACAAAGCATCAACTGCAAGAGATCTTTTAAACAGATTACAATTTGCATACGAAAAACTACCCAAATGGATGCAGCAAGGAATCTTGGTGTATAATAAGGGTTCAATGGAATTAGAAAATGGATCTAAAATTATCGCCGCCAGCACGTCTGCATCTGCTGTCCGTGGCGGCTCCTATAATATCATCTTTCTTGACGAATTCGCGTTCATCCCGAATCACATTGCTGATCAATTCTTTGCCTCTGTTTACCCTACTATTTCTTCTGGTAAAAACACAAAAGTCATAATGGTTTCTACCCCTCACGGGATGAATCATTTTTACAGATATTGGCATGATGCCGAGAGAGGAGAAAATGAATATGTACCTACAGAAGTTCATTGGTCAGAAGTACCAGGTAGAGATGAAAAGTGGAGAGCACAAACAATCAAGAACACTTCTGAAGCACAGTTCAGAGTTGAGTTTGAATGTGAGTTCTTAGGATCTGTTGATACCTTAATTGCACCATCAAAACTAAAAGCGATGGTCTATCAAAATCCAACCACACAAAATGCTGGTCTGGATGTATACGAACAACCTATAGACAAACATGATTACATGATTACGGTTGACGTTGCAAGAGGGGTTGGTTTTGACTACTCTGCATTTGTTGTAGTTGATATTACTGAGTTTCCACATCGTCTTGTGGCAAAGTATAGAAATAATGAAATCAAACCTATGTTGTTCCCTAATATTATTTGGGAAGTAGCAAGAAATTATAATAATGCATTCATATTATGTGAGGTAAATGATATTGGAGATCAAGTTGCATCTATTCTAAACTATGATCTTGAATACTCTAACCTTCTTATGTGTTCTATGAGAGGACGTGCAGGTCAAATAGTTGGTCAAGGATTCTCTGGTAAGAAGACACAATTAGGTGTCAAGATGTCCAAGACAGTAAAGAAGGTTGGATCATTGAACCTTAAGACAATGATTGAGGGTGATAAAGTTATCATTAATGATTATGATATTATCTCAGAACTTACTACATTCATATCTAAAAGTAATTCATTTGAGGCAGAAGAAGGATGTAATGATGACCTTGCTATGTGTCTTGTAATATATGCATGGTTAGTTGCACAAGATTATTTTAAAGAACTTACAGATCAAGACGTTCGTAAGAGGTTATATGAAGAACAGAAAAATCAAATTGAACAAGACATGGCACCATTTGGTTTCATAGATGACGGTTTAGATCAGGATACATTTGTAGATACAGAGGGAGACCGATGGAATAAGGTTGACGAATATGGTGACAGATCGTATATGTGGGACTACCAATCTTAATGGAAATTGATTTAGATGAGAACCTGTCATTAGGTCATTTGTTACTTTCTGATAGGGAGTGTAGGACTTGTAGAGAGACCAAGAATTTAGTTGATGGGTTTTATCGTACCAGAAAAGATAGAGGACCAGTAGCATCAT